TTAGATGATGGTCTAGGGTCATTCCAAGAATTAAGTCGTGTTGGTGGAATTGGTTCTGATAGTATTGCTGGACTTGCGAAGGATATCCACGCTGCTGGTATGCCTTTGAAAATGTTCAGTGGTCTTATAATAGGCAATAGCAAACAACTTGCTGCCTTGCAAGGTACAACCGGAGATGCTAGTAGTGAGTTTGCTAGTGTAATGGGTGTTATGCGCAAAGGTATGAATACGGAACTACGTAACATTGGTTTCACCACCGAAGAAATAAGTGAAACCGTGATAAACTTTGCAGACTTACAGCGTAGGTTAGGAAGAGGACAACGATTAGATAGTACCTCATTACAAGAACAAACTCAAAAATATGCGAAAGAATTGGATAAAGTTTCTAGGCTTACTGGGTTGCAACGTGGAGAACAGCAAAAACTAGTAGATGCTGCGATGCGAGAAGGACGCTGGCGTGCTACAATGGAAGATGTAGGCAAAGATCAACGAATTCAAATGGATATATTGAACAATTCAATGTCTGCATTTAGTGGCGAAATGGCATCAGGGTTACGAGACCAAGCATCGGGTTTCACTCAATCGGAAGCGGCACAAAAATTATTCCGCTCAACCAATGGTGCATCCGTTAAAATAATGGAAAAAGTCAAAAGTGGGCAGCTGTCTGCACATGAAGCAATGATAGCTTTCCAAGAAGCAGTAAAAGCCAATAAAGCACCGATGAAATCATTAAATCAATCTATTGGTGATAGTGCTGGTGTTTATGTGAGATACCACGAATCAATGGATCTAATGACAGCAGATTTCAAAGACTTAGGTGACGCTGTTAAGCATCAACAGAAGCAAATGGGGGCAGATTCTGACCCAACCACTAAGGCATTAGTCTCATTGCAGGTGGCATTACAGCAAGCAAGTGCTAGTATCACAGCGACATTAATGAATTCCCCGAATGTGGCTTCAACATTGGATAGCGCCGGGGAGAAGTTTGTTGTTGGCACGAATCTGTTTTATGACACATTCAAAGGTGATTTTTTTACTGATGCAACTCCAAAACGCCCAGCGACCGAATCGGAAGTAAGTCTGCAAGATTTAAACATTGAACGCAGAAAATTATTAATTGAAAAGGCAAACTTAAATGTGCCACCCACCCACAAAATGAAAATGGCAGGTATAGAAAATCCACTCACACCTGAAGAAACGGCTAGATCAACTGCGATTGATAAGCGGGTTGACGAAATAAACATCCAAATAAAAAAACTTAATGCAGTTATTAAAACAGAAACTGAAAAACGCACAGACAGTGTTTCTGCTATATTAAAACAAATGGGCATTGAGAAAACTGAACGAGAGTCGCTATTTACACCACTGCCCCCGTTGCAAAGTAGCATTAATGCACTACTAGAAAAAGATCATGATATATTATCAGACACTATTACAAAAGCAGGTGGTGCACAAATAAAAGCATTATTAGACCAAGCAACCACCGATGGTGTTGATATTAATAAAGATAGCAAATTATGGCAAAAAATATATGAAGTAATTAGAGAGACATCTGAGAGTACTGGTATGTTTAGTGCTGGAAAAATAGAAGTGGTATTCCCAGACGAAATAAAAGTATTGCCTGGTACTACACCTATAGATGTAAATGTTATAGAAAAGTCATCTCATGCAGTGCATTCATCACCTGAAATGGTAAAGGGTGGGGTGTTATCTGGACCAAAATCTGGGTATAATGTGACTATGCATGGCACCGAAGCTGTTGTCCCACTCCCTGACAAGAAAGGTATCCCAGTAAATGTACAAGCAGGAACATCAAATAATAAACATATTGAACTACTAGAAAAACAAGTAAATAAGCTAACTGCTGTTGTTAAAGCAATTGAGGATAACACAAGCATATCCAACAAGATACTTCGAGTAACACAAAATTAGGAACTAAATAAGCAATATGTCATGGAAAAAATATTTTAAAGCAGCAGATAATACCGGTGTAATGAGTCCTATTAGTGGGGCGCAAGGTGGTAAGTTCGGATTTAAGAACTATCAAAGTAGGTTACCAGAAGTTTATTCAGGACATCCAAATCGTGTTAATCGTTATAATCAGTACGAAGCAATGGATATGGATAGTGAAATAAGTGCTTGTTTAGATATTATTTCAGAGTTTAGTACACAAGACAATGATCAAAATAGCACACCATTTGATGTTGATTACCACGAGAAACCAACTGATAATGAAGTCAAACTCATTGAACAGAATTTAAAACAATGGTGTAAATTAAACCAATTCAAAAAACGTATATTTAAGTTATTCAGGAATACACTAAAATATGGAGATCAGGTATTTCTCCGTGACCCAGAAACATTTGAATTATTCTGGGTAGACATGTCCAAGGTTGGGCGTGTTATTGTTAATGAAAGCAAAGGCAAAGAACCAGATCAATACATAATACAAGATATTAACCCTAATTTTGAAAATTTATCAGTGGCAACAAAAACCACAGATGATTTTGGAATTACACCAATGTCTGGCGGTATTTCTCCACAACAACAACAAGTGTCAAATCCGGTGGCTGGTGAAGGAACACGCTTCGGTGCTGCACAAAGAGAAACAACAGTAGATGCTAAACATATTGTTCATTTAAGTTTAACCGAAGGATTAGACTTGAATTGGCCTTTTGGTACAAGTATTCTTGAAAATATTTTCAAAGTATACAAACAAAAAGAACTATTGGAAGATGCTATTCTAATATATCGCGTTCAACGTGCGCCTGAACGAAGAGTATTTTACATCGATGTAGGTAATATGCCATCACATATGGCAATGAGTTTTGTTGAACGAGTTAAAAATGAAATCCACCAACGTAGAATACCAACCCAATCAGGCGAGGGTGATAATATGTTGGATGCTACATACAATCCATTATGTATTGATTTAGAAACAAGAATACCATTGTTAGATGGAAGAACCCTGACATTACAGCAAGTTATAGCAGAATATAATGATGGTAAGGAAAATTGGGTATATAGTGCAGATCCTGTATCGGGTAAAGTAGTACCAGGTGAAGTGAAATGGGCTGGTGAAACACGTAAAAACACAGAAGTATTAAAATTACATTTAGATAATGGAGAGACATTAACTTGTACCCCAGATCATAAAATTCCAGTTTTGGGGAAAGGGTTTGTTGAAGCGAAAGACTTATCAATTAATGATAGTTTGATTTCATTTGAACATGCGGTTAAAAGCACAAATAAGATGACCAAACTTGTTCCCCTTCGTGAAACAATGGACACTGGGTGTTTAAATGTTGATAATGAATACCATACTTTTGCAATAGAATCAGGTATTTACATAAAAAATTCAATGCAAGAAGATTATTTTTTCCCGCAATCAGCGGAAGGACGTGGTTCTAAAGTAGATACATTGCCAGGCGGGGACAATCTTGGTTGTTTTGCATTGGATACCAAAGTGAAATTATTAGATAACCGCAATCTTAGTATTTCTGAAATAGAAGCTGAAATGAAGGATGGGAACGAGTTGTGGGCATATAGTTGTGATCCTATCACTGGAAAAATTGTGCCGGGATTGATATCATGGGCTGGTAAAACAAGGTCAAATGCTAAAGTTCTTAAAATTGTATTAGATAATGGGGAAGAAATAGTTTGTACTCCTGATCATAAGATACCACTGCCAGGTATTGGGTTTGTTGAAGCCAAAGATTTAACAATTGGACAATCTTTGATTCCGTTGTATACAAAGAATAAAGAAATATCTAAGCATGCAAAACGTGACTATGAAATGGTGTATGACAACGAATCTAAAAAGTGGGTATATACACATAGGTTAGTAGCGAAATACATGAGATCGAATGGATATTCTACTGAAAAGGTGTTTGATGAAGATTATATTTCAAGTTCAAAAAACACCATTCACCATAAGGATTTTAATCGTTATAATAACTCTCCTGCTAATTTAACATGGATGAACTTCACAGATCATACATTGTATCATCAGGATAAAGGATTTTCAAAAGAAGCACAGGCATTGGGTACTCTCGCGGCAAGGGATAAAATGTATTATTTAAAAGAACATGATCCCGAACAGTACAATGACATCATAAAACGACAAACACAGGGTAGATCACGATGGTATGAGTCGCTGACTAGTGATGAAATTGATGCACTTAATAAAAAACGGTCGGTGGGTGTGAAGAAATATTATAAAAATTTGACTAGTAATGAAAAAGAAGAGAGAAAGCAAGTCAGCCGAACTAATTGGTATAAAGGAACCGAAAAATTCTTAGCACTACTAACGGATGACACCTTTAGGCAAGAATATGGTAATAAAATCTCGGCAGGACAATCCAAATCAAAGATTGATAACCCTGAATTATGGAAAAACCGAAGTGCAAAAATAACAGAAGCTAATATTATTAGATGGCAAACCGATGGGTACTATGATAGTGTATTTAAAGATCAAAAAATTAAGTTTAATTCTGATATGTATGAATTTGTGTCAACTCTGTATGTGACACATAAAGTAGAGCATGCCGGTGATTTCACGTCTATTATTGGGAATAATAGTACATTTATGCAGATGTATGCTGCTGCGAATACTAAGGTTCATAGTAATACCAAGGTTGATAAATTCTCGGTTAGGCACTTGCACAAGTTATTAAAGCAAATGAATCACACATGGGAATCATTTAAACTTATTCATTCTTACATTGTTCCCGATGATATATTGAATGATTTAATATCACAATATGATAATCAGATGTCACAGTATGATTTTATCTCAAAGTTAAAAGATAATAATCATTTGTTGTCAAGTAGACATAAGGTTATTAACCATTTAAATAAATGTGGTATTGATAATTTCAAGACATTTAAAGAATTCGCCGAGTATAAGAACCATAGAATTGTTGATATAATTTATTTAGATGACACTATAGATGTCGGCACATTATCTATTGACCAAGATGAATTACATCATGATTATCACACATTTGCACTAAGTGCTGGGGTTTTTGTTAAGAATTCAATTAATGATCTACTGTATTTCAACAATAAATTAGCACGTGGTCTAAGAGTACCAAGTAGTTATTTGCCATCTGGACCAGAGGATAATACTGCACCAGTAAATGATGGGCGATTAGGAACAGCATTAATACAAGAGTATAGATTCAACCAGTATTGTATTAGATTACAGAATGCTATTGGTGAAATGCTTAATAAAGAGTTCAAGATGTTTTTGGCTTGGCGTGGATTTAATATTGATGCTAGTTTATTTGACATATCATTTGGCGAACCACAAAACTTTGCTAGTTATAGACAGACTGAACAAGATGCATCTAGGGTAGGGACATTTGCATCACTAGAACAATATCCATATTTGAGTAAACGTTTTTTACTTGAACGCTATCTTGGTTTATCAGAAGAAGATATGACCAAGAATGATGAACTATGGGCAGAAGAGAATAAGGAAGTAGAAGAAGTACCAACCGAGGGTTCTGATTTACGTGGTGTTGGTGTGATGCCTGGTGGAATGGAAGGCGATATTGGCATGGCTGATGATTTAGATATGATGGGTGAGATGTCAGATGATATGGGACCAGATGGAATGGAAGGTGATATGGGACCAGAAGCACCTGTGCCACCCCCTGCCTAATATATATGAGAGTTAGTGAACTTATAATAGAAGAGATTGTTACTGTTGGTAACAATGATCATCTATACGCTGATCTTAAAGATGTGGCTAGTTGGATGGATACAACTGTTGATAACTTGCACATAGAAGTAGATATGGTTCCAATTGCACATTTTGAAACTCAGATTAAGGAAATGTATAGTACATATGATGAATACCCCAGTGATGCGGCAAGAACCGAAAAGATAATGGATCAACTCAATACAGGTGCATCGCCATTGCCTGTATATGTAGATATTGCAGATCCAACGCAATTGATAATGGAAGGCAGACATAGAATGGTAGCATTTTGGTTATTGGGATTAAATGAAATACCGGTAGCATATGTTTTTAACAAAAGCAAACATTCGCACTATATTACATAAACTACGAACCTTGATTTGATAGAATAGGTAGAATTAATAAATACAATTATGTTAATAAATGAAATGTATGGCGAAGGTATTCCTGGTTATCAGGATGTGGAAGATGATGGAAGTAAAGTCACAAAAGATGATTTACGGAAGACTAGGCTCACCCTAAAACAAATTAATAAATTGCGTCAGATGAATGATGTAAGAAATTTTGAATTCAAAGAAAAACTCAAAAAGGTACAACGGCAATATGCTGTTCCAGCCGAAGCACCCCCTCAATTTTAAAAAATAAGCCAATTATTAATGTTTTATACCATTTTTAATGCTTTATCTACCCAAATCTTGTAAGTTATTGTAAATACAACGAACAGTACTGGCACACCCAAATAATTTGTGGTGTCCGAATTAAACCACAAATTAAAGGAAAAACGAAATGAATAAATTTGAAAAGTTAATTGAATATGTAATTAATGATGAAGAGAACAAAGCAGCTGATCTATTTCACCAGATCGTGGTAGATAAGAGTCGTGATATTTACGAGGATTTAATGCAAGCTGACAAGATTGATGACGAAGATGTTGATGACGTTGAAAAAGAAGTAGAAGCTGATGAAATCAATGAGGATGACGATGAAATGACATTCGGGGGTGATGATGGTGAAGCTGATGAAATAGCATTCGGGGGTGATGAAGATTTCGGAGATGAAGAAGAAGGTGAATTTGATATTGAAATGGGTGCACCAGAAGGCGATGTAGATTCAGAAGATTTAGAAGACCGCGTTGTTGATCTAGAGGATAAACTTGATGAACTAATGGCTGAATTCGATGATTTGATGGGTGATGAAGAAGGTGGAGAAGAATTTAGTGATGCAGAATTTAGTGATGAATTATCATTAGATGATGAGGAAGGCGAAGAGTTCGGTGATGAAGAATTTAGTGATGAATTATCATTGGATGACGAAGAAGAATTTGAAGAATCAACCAACCCAGGGTTTTTTGAAGGCGCAGCATTAAAACCTGCACCAAAACCAACTACATCTGAGGAAGGTTCTATTAATAAGAAATCAACCAATGCAAATAATGCAGGTGGAAAAGGAAGAACAAATGGTGCTAAACCAGTAAAAGCTGGATCAGCAGAAGAGAAAGGTCGTGGTAAAGTATCAGTTGGTTCTTTAACTACTGCAAACACTGAGGCTAAACCATTGCAAAAAGTTTCCAAGGGTATTTCTAAGAAGAAAGGTGATAGCGTTAAATCAATCGCTAAACAGAATAACAAGTAAGGATAATTTATAATGGCTTACCTACAGGAAAATTTATCATATGATGCTGCTAGTATAGTAGTTGAATCACGTGGTGAAGGTGACAAAAAATCACTCTTTATGAAAGGTATGTGTATACAAGGCGATGTCCAGAACGCTAATCAGCGTGTTTACCCTGTGAATGAAATTGGTAGTGCTGTAAAAACTATTAATGAACAGATACAGGGTGGATATTCAGTATTGGGTGAATTAGATCATCCAGAAGATTTAAAAGTAAACCTTGACCGTGTCAGTCATATGATCACAGAAATGTGGATGGATGGTGCAAATGGTTTTGGTAAGTTAAAGATTTTGCCTACCCCAATGGGTAAGTTAGTTGAAACTATGTTAGGTGCGGGTGTTAAATTAGGTGTTTCTAGTAGAGGGAGTGGCAATGTCAATGAATCTAATGGAAATGTCAGTGATTTTGAAATAGTCACAGTGGATGTTGTGGCACAGCCGAGTGCACCAGGTGCATATCCAACTGCCATTTATGAAGGGTTGTTGAATATGAATGGTGGACATAAGATGCTAGAAATGGCAACTGATGCAAGAGAGAGTTTAACTGCACAGAGATACTTAGAAAAAGGGTTAAAATCCTTAATTAAGGATCTTAAAATATGACACAAGCAATTGTGTAAACGAATTAAACAGATTCGTTATATGAAGAATCTGTGAGGAATTGGTACATAAATAAATGTATTAATATGCTTGTTTTTAAAAGCAAGTTATAATGGTAAAAAGGAAAAACATTATGTTAGATGCATTAAAACCACTGCTTGAAAGCGACTTAGTGAATGATGATACTCGTGTAGCTATCCAGGAAGAATGGGAAGTAAAGCTAACCGAGACTCGTGAAACTATTCGTGCGGAACTTCGTGAGGAATTCGCAGGTCGTTACGAGCATGACAAAGAAACAATGGTTGAAGCATTGGATAAAATGGTAACAGATGGTCTTAAAAACGAAATCACAGAATTAGCAGAAGATAAAAAATCTTTGGTTAAAGATCGTGTTAAGTTCCAAGCTAAAATGGCTGAAAATTCACAGAAGTTTAATGAATTTATGGTTACTAAGTTAGCGGAAGAAATTAAAGAATTGAGAAAAGACCGATCGATACAAACAGAAGGGTTTAAGAAGTTAGAACAATTCGTTGCTAAGTCATTAGCGAAAGAAGTTGTTGAATTTGCGGAAGATAAGCGTGATTTAGTTGAGGCTAAAGTACGTCTGATCACTGAGGCGAAGGATAAACTTACTAAACTTAAAAATAACTTTATAGCAGAATCATCTGCCAAAGTTAAAAATGTTGTTACTAAACGAATCCATAGTGAATTATCACAGCTACAGGAAGATATTAAATCTGCCCGTGAAAATGATTTCGGTCGTAGAATTTATGAAGCATTCTCTACTGAGTTCTTAACAACTCACTTAAATGAGAGTGCAGAAGTTCGTAAATTACAAAGCGAAGTTAAAGCAAAGGATAATAAACTGGCGGAAGCTAAGAAAACAATGACTAAGGCGAAAGTCTTAATCGAGAGTAAAAACAAGGAAGTGCGTATGATTACCGAAAGTAACCATCGTGCTAAGGTTCTGGATGATTTGCTTGGTCCTCTTAAAGAAGACAAAGCAGAAATTATGCAGAATTTATTAGAAAGCGTACAAACATCTCGTTTATCAGGCGCTTTTGAGAAGTACTTACCAGTAGTTCTTGAAAACAAACAGACTAAAGTTAATCACAAAAAGAGAACTTTGACTGAAAGTAGAAGAGAAATAACTGGTAATAAAGTAAAAGAAGTAGCTATGGCGGATAATGTCGTTGACATTAAACGTTTAGCAGGACTTTAAGACATCAAATAGGAGAATATAACAAATGTCACAAGAACTATTAGAAAGCCGTTGGAGCGAGACTAAAGATGCCCTTTTAGAAGGGTTGAATGGAACAAAGCGTTCATCTATGGCGGTAATTTTAGAAAATACAAAATCATACTTGGCTGAATCAGCTACAGTAGGATCTACGGCTTCAGGTAATGTTGCTACACTTAATCGTGTAATTTTACCTGTCATCCGTCGTGTTATGCCAACTGTAATTGCAAATGAATTAGTTGGTGTACAACCAATGCAAGGACCAGTAAGCCAAATTCATACATTGCGTGTGCGTTATGGTACAACAATGAATGATTCAAGCGTAGCCAATGCTGATACCACTGCTGGTGATGAAGCATTGAGCCCATTTAAGATTGCTACCGCATACTCTGGTGGCAATGGTGCTACACAGTCTAGCTATCAAGGTGCTTCCACATCAAATATGGAAGGAACTGGCGGTCGTAACATTAGTGTTCAACTCTTGAAACAAGCAGTTGAAGCTAAGACTCGTAAGTTACAAGCACGTTGGACTTTTGAAGCGGCACAGGATGCTAACTCAATGCATGGTATTGATGTTGAAGCTGAAATTATGGCTGCTTTAGCACAAGAAATCACTGCTGAAATTGATCAAGAGATTCTTTTATCTTTACGTTCATTGGCTAATACAGAATTCACATACGATCAGTCTACCGTTTCTGGTACTGCTACGTTCGTGGGTGATGAACATGCTGCATTAGCAGTATTGGTTAATCGTACTGGTAACTTAATTGCACAACGCACACGCCGTGGTGCTGGTAACTGGGCTGTTGTTAGTCCTGCTGCATTGACTATTCTGCAATCAGCTACTACATCAGCGTTTGCACGTACTACCGAAGGTACATTTGAAGCACCAACTAACACTAAGCTAGTAGGTACATTGAATAGTGCTATGAAGATTTATGTTGATTCATATGCTTCTGATTCACAGGCTGTGTTGGTAGGTTATAAGGGGTCAAGCGAAGCTGATGCAGCTGCGTTCTACTGTCCATATATCCCACTAATGAGTTCAGGAACAGTACTTGATCCTAGCACTTTTGAACCAGTAGTTTCATTCCTTACTAGATATGGTTATGTAGAATTAACAAATACTGCAAGCTCATTTGGTAACGCGGGTGATTATCTAGGTGAAATTGCCGTAGCTAACTTATCATTCCAGTAAGTTAAATAAGCAATAACCTTATTAAAACCACCCTTCGGGGTGGTTTTTGTGTTATGCTACACCTAACCATCCCAATAAAAGGTATACTGTATCATTGCAATGAGTAAAAAACATAAACAACATATTATTGAACTAATTCGGGAAAAGCCAAAGCATTATTCTCAAATTATAAAAAGAGATCCTGAACTTAATGAGTGGGTATTATATAATACATTAGTGGAGAGTTCAAAATACAATGAAATGATATATAGTGCATTGTCACAAGAAGATGGCGTGTGTAGATATGGCAACAATAAAGGGTTTGCTAGGATATCATCAGGGTATCAGTATTGTGGTCATTCATCTACCTGTAGATGCCTAAAGGAAGAGATGGGACAAAAGGTATCAGCAACCAAATCTAAGTGGTCTAATGAATACCATACCAAGGTAAATAAAAAACGATCCGATACAATGATGCAGAAGTATGGGGTTAGTCATAATCTTCAACGATTGGATGTTATCAGTAAGTTAAAAAATCCGAAGATACCAGCCGATGTATATGCATTGCTATCAGACCTTGTATGGATGGACAATGAGTATAATGTCAAAAAAAGATCATTGGTGGATATTGCCAGTGAACTGAATGTGTATTACGGAACAGTTGGGTGGTATTGTAGGAAGCATGGGTTCAAAATACGAAAACGAACAAACTATTCACTGATTGAAATGGAGATAGCAAAGTTTATTGGGGATGAGTTACGTATCAATGTGGTTTTAGGTGATTGGACTATTTTAGGAAGCAAAGAAATTGATATATTAATCCCATCAAAAGGTATAGGGATTGAAGTTAATGGGTTGTATTGGCATTCATATAATCCATCACATATCAAAGAAGAATATAAAACAAGGCATATTGATAAGACTGCTACCGCAAAGGAAAAGAATGTAAGGTTGATGCACATCACAGATTATGAGTGGATACACAACGAAGATATAATAAAATCAATTATACGAAGTAAGATGGGAATTAACACCAGAATATATGCAAGGAAGTGTACTGTGCAAGTTGTCCCCAAACAGGATGAACACATATTTTTGGATGCAAATCATTTACAGGGGTATGTCTCATCTAAAATAGCATATGGGTTGTATTATGATAATGAATTGGTATCATTGATGAGTTTTGGTGTGTCAAGGTACAAAAAGAAGTACGATTATGAATTGTTGAGATCATGTAGCAAAGGAGGCATTACTGTGGTTGGAGGTGGGTCACGAATATTGTCTGCTTTTGGGATGAAATATGTTGGATCATTGATGACGTATTGTAGTTTGTCTATGTCAAGTGGCAATGGGTATTTGCAAATGGGTTTTAAGCATCTCAGTAATACAAAGCCTGGTTACTTTTGGACAGATGGCACTATTAAGATTTCAAGGTATAAAAGCCAAAAGTCAAACCTAGCTAAATGGTTGCCAAACTTTGATGCATCAAAGAGTGAAAGTATGAATATGTTTGATGCCGGGTATAGAAGATATTATGATTGTGGTAATATGGTGTTTGAGTATGCTAACTAAGGATACCTAACGCTTTCAGGGTTTTCGTTGACAACAATATAAATATATAAATACATAATATACTAATATAATAGGAGAATATCAAGTGGGAAGATTTAAAATTACGAATGATACAGCAGACATTGATTGTCGTGTGAAAATTGCGGAGAATGATGAAGCTGCGGGAACGATTATCAGACAAAAAGGTGCTAAGAAGTTTTTAGTTACAGATGGATCAAATACTGGTGGTTGTGTGTTATCTGATTTAGCTGATGGGGATTTAGAGAACGGAACAATGACCGTATGTATTGTGCACAATGACAAAGAAGTGAGATTGGAATATCTTAGTAATAAATATGGTGTTGATTTTAAAGGGAATCGTTACATATTAACGGTATCAGAGAGTCCAGTACTAGACAATTGTGAACCTGCGATCCTAAAGAAATCGGCTGATAAATCTAAAAAATCATCAACCCCAAAGACTGCTAAGAAAAAAGCTGTTGTTAAAACAAAGAGTCAACCAGTTAAGAAAGAAGAAAAGGTAGCGGTAGTGAAAGCAGAAGTAAAACCACCAAAAGACAAGGAAGTAGTTCCTGAAGTTCCGGTGGCAAAAGTGGAAACTCCCAAGATCAAAGAAGTAGCGCCCAATGATAAAAAGGAAACAAAACCTGTTGAAAAAGTTGCCACGGTTAAAACCTCCGAAGATTAACTAAATACTAGAATGTTCTACTAATTAGAACATTTATGCAGAAACCCCTCTGCGTAGTCATAGAACGATTTTCAAGGAGAAAAAAATGGGACGACCAATAAATAAAAAGCACTTTGGTAACACAAACGAAGGCGGTTTAGGCGGCGAAGGCTTAGACGGAGTATTAGTAACAGCAGCTGGCACTGGTTATTCAACCGGTGAAGCAGTAACAATTTCAGCACCACAATTACCAGGTGGTATACAAGCAACAGCAACAATTGTATCAGATGGCACTGTTGTATCTGTAACCGTAACAGAAGCAGGTACTGGTTACACATCAGTACCAACAATTACATTTGCAACAGGCAATGCAGATGCAACAGGCACAGCGGTATTAACATCGACTAAGGTGAATGCTATTTCATTGACTGCATTCGTAACTGGTGGCAGTGATCAAATTGGTGATATAGTTGCACAAAAAGGTTCAAGGCGTTTTAGAGTAACAACTGCAACTGGTACTGAAGTCTGTAAATTAGTAACAAGTACACCGAATGCACCTGGTGAAATGCGTATTACAGCAACAGATTCAGTAAGTGGAACATATTTTATTAGTAAAATTTCAGCTGGAACATGTACTGTTGTGCGTGGCACAGGCACAGAATTTGCGGATGGTGTTAAAGTTGCTTGGACGAAAGGTTCAGCGGTATTGGACTATTCAGTATCAATGACCAATGCATAATTAGTATATTGATTTACATTTTCAATCCCCCTTTATTGGGGGATTTTTTTGTGTGCTGAAAAACAACTAAATAAGGTATAATAAGGATCTATAATGAGTTTAACAAAAACAGTACAAGGTGATTATAATATCAATACCATTAATGCAGCTGGTGATGCTGCGAATGATGTGACTATTACGACAGCTAATTTAAGAATAAATGGTGATTTGGTAGTTACTGGAACATCAGAAAATGTACTAGTAACAAATTTAGCTATTAGTAATAATACAATTTTGTTAAATGAAGGAGAAGAGGATGAGGGTGTAACAGCGGTTCATTCGGGCATTGAAATTGACCGTGGAACAGCACTAAATGTAGGGATACGGTACGATGATAGTTTAGATGCTTGGCAACTTACACATGATGGCACTATATGGGAATATATTGTTTCTGATGTTAGTAGTAATAATGCTGGAATGTCAGATGTCGTTGATGATTTAACACCACAGTTAGGTGGAAATCTTGATGTAAATAGTATGACAATTACAAGTGCGTCGAATGGCGATGTTGTATTGGATGCTAATGGCACAGGACAAGTGAAAATAAATAATGTGCTTAGTTTGGAAGAACAAGGAGCAGCACCCTCATCAACTAGTAGTTATAATAAATTATATTCAGCAACACCAGGTGAAGGTGGAACTGGGTTGTATTTTGTAAACTCAACATCTAGTGATGAATTAGTATCAAAAACCAAAGCAATGGTTTATGGTTTAATATTTTAAGGATTATATATGGCAATTAATGCAGTTGCGGTAGGCAACACAAACACTACAATTTATACAAGCAGTAATGTTTCAGCAGTTACGATGATATCATTGTGTAATTACAGTGCTAGTGGAGTATCTGTAAGTATGCATGTCGTACCAGGTGCAGATAGTCCAGGCAATAGCAATATCATGATGAAGGACGTATTAATTCCGGCAGGTGATACCTATATGGTGTATTCAGCAGGTGAAAAATTAGTAATGGATAATAATGATTATATTAATATTATTGCTGATGCTGGATCATCTATTACCTCTGTTGTTAGTTACACTGGAATCTAATGGGGCTTGTAAAAAACCAAAAAATTGGTTTTATGAATAGTTCTGTTGCAATACCAGCAGGAACAGCTGCTGAACGCCCATCTAACCCAATATTTGGACAAATTAGATTCAATACTACTATTGGTAAAGTAGAATATTTTGATGGTACTGTATTTGCTACAATAGCAAAACAAGGTGATGCCAATATCGAAGTTGATTCATTTACAGGCAATGGATCTGATACTGTTTTCGGATCAATGGCTTATTCAATAGCAGATGCTACTCAGGTACTTGTTTTCGTTGGTAATATATACCAAATCCCGACTACTAATTATACAGTAGCAGGGACATATGATATCACCTTTACATCAGCACCACCAACTGGGATGCCGATCAATATAATTCATAATCTAAGTAGTAATGAGGTTGCATAATGGCTATTAGTAAGATACATGGCCAAATGCTTACTGATAATCTGCTTCGTGATGGGACAAATCTAGCGTTTGATACTGATTTATTGATGTTGGATGTGGTTAATGATCGTATTGGCATTAATGATGCTACACCATCCGAAACATTGAGTATTACCGGAACGCTGTCTGTCTCTGGAAATACCGCAATAACTACATTGACTAATAATCGTGTAGTTATTGCTGGAACAAGTGGTTTATTGGAAGATAGTGCCAATCTGACCTTTGATGGAACTACATTAGTCATAGATAATATCAGTTCAGGAACTAATAATGATCTTACAATCACAGCAGATGGCACGGGAATTGTAAAAATAACAGGCAATGATGGCATTAGAATACCGTATGGAACTACTGCACAACGTCCATCTACTCCTGTTTCAAGCACATTTAGATATAATTCTGATTTGGGATATCCCGAAATATACAACGGTGTAATATGGGAAGTGGTTGGTCCTGCTGCCTTTGCCGCACTAACTAGCCAAACAATCACAGGTGATGGTGCAACTACTGTATTTACATTGGATAATTCAACTACATCTGCGGCAATAATGGTTAATATTAACGGCATTATACAAATGCCAGATACTGCATATACAGTGTCTGCTAACCAAATAACATTTGCCGAAGCACCTGTTATTACTGATAAAGTAGAAATACGATTTATATCAGAAATAGCATCATATAGTGCTATCACAAATGCAAATGGGACTACTAAAGTAGATGCAAGTGGAACCGGCATTACACTAGATATTTCCGGTAATACTGTAATATCAATAGGTTCTGCTGAAATATTTGATGCTACCAATGCACACAGCATTCAATTGCCAGTTTATACTGTATTACAGGCAAATGCTCTTTCAAATAAATCAAATGGCCAGCTTATATATGTTTCAGATGGGGATTCAGGCAATCCATGTTTGGCAGTATATAGTGGATCAGATTGGCAACGAATAATTTTTGGTGTAGCTATATCAGCAACTTAATAACACGTTGGTATTTGCCGTAATGTATAATATACACATATAATAATTCCGTAATTTTCCGTAAATAGTAGTAGCTAATTAAGGGAGCTCAATTATGGCAATTACAAGAATTAAGAATAATCAGATCACTGATGGTACAATTACGGGAACAAAACTCGTTTCTAGTACGATTACAGGTGGTCTTTTAGAAAACGACATGACCTATGGTTCAAACCTAACGGTCACCGGCAACTTGACTGTAAGTGGTACATCGACGACAATCGATACTACCGCTATGACAGTTGAAGATCCGATAATGGTTTTAGCGTCAAACCAAAGTGGCGCAGGTGCTACGGACATCGGGTTTATCGGTGAACGTGGAACAAACACAAATATAGCATTCGTTTGGGATGAATCAGCGGATAAGTTCGTTGCGGCAACTACTTCAGATGCAGATTCTAGCACGACAGTTACGGTATCAGCATATGCTGATATGCAAGTCAAAGACTTAGCATTAGAAGATTTAGTAGCATCAGCAGATGGTTCATTTGGTGGCACACTAGGTGTTACTGGTGTAACAACACTTGCTAATTTGCTAAACGCAAATGGTGGTATTGCAGTTGATACAAATAATTTCACTGTAGATGGTTCATCGGGTGCTGTTTCTACTGCAAGCACATTAAATGCTGATGGTGCAACTACATTAGGTAGCACATTAGGTGTTACCGGTGCATCAACTGTTGCTGCTATTACTGCATCAGGATTGGCAACATTAAACGGTGGTATTGTAGTTGATACCAATAAGTTCACAGTCGCTGATGCTACAGGCAATACAGTTATTGATGGCACATTGGATGTTAATGGTGCAACTACTATTTCATCGTTAGATGCATCTGGTGTAGGTGATTTTGCAGATACATTAACATTAAGCAAAGCAACAGGAACAGGACTTTCTGTTACTGCTGATGCAACAGTTGGTGGTACACTCGCTGTTACTGGTGTTACTACATTAACTAGTGCATTAATTGCAAATGGCGGAACTACTACAACAACATTAAATGCTACTGACAATGCTACGGTGACTACAATCACAGCAAGTGGTTTAGCTAGTTTAGATGGTGGAATTGATGTTGATGGCGTATTTACTGTTGCTAATTCAACGGGTAACATAGACACATCAGGTACATTAACCGCTGCAAATACAACAATCAATGGTACGTTAGAGTCTACTGGCAATGTTATTGTGGGTGGAAATCTAACAGTTAATGGTACATCTACTACAGTTAATTCAACTGTGGTTTCCGTTGATGACCCAATTATGAATTTAGGTGGAGATACTGCACCAGCTGCGGATGACAATAAAGATCGTGGTGTGCAATATCAGTGGCATAACGGAACAGATGCAAAAGTTGGTTATTTTGGGTATGACGATAGTTCTTCTGAATTTGTATTCATCCCAGATGCATCTAATGCGGCAGAAGTAATGTCTGGTGCGGTGGGTGCTGCTAAATTTGGTAGCTTAAAAGTTTCTGATTTAACAACTAGTCGTGTGTTACTTGCTGGTACAAACGGTGAAGTAGAAGATTCAACTAATTTAACATTTGATGGATCAATATTGGCTGTTACAGGTTCAGCAACAGTAAGTACTACAATGGATGTTACTGGTGCGATGGGTGTTGATGGTGACTTCGATGTTAATTCATCTAAATTCACGGTAGCAAGTGCAAGTGGTAACACAGCGGTTGCTGGTACACTAACTGTTACTGGTAATACGACACTATCTGGCTCATTAACTTCAGGCGCATTGTCGAGTACTACTATTGATGCTAGTGGTTTAGCTAGTTTAGATGGTGGAATTGATGTTGATGGTGCGTTCACTGTTGCTAATTCAACTGGAAATGTTGCTACATCAGGAACATTGACTATATCTGGTGGAACTACACTAAATGGTGCAGTTGATATTAACAATACTGCTGATATTAACAATACATTAACATTAAGCAAAGCAACAGGAACAGGTCTTTCTGTTACTGCTGATGCAACAGTTGGTGGTACACTCGCTGTAACAGGTGTTACTACATTAACTGGATTACTTAATGCAGATGGTGGTATCGCAGTTGATACAAGTAACTTCACAGTAGATGGATCGTCAGGTGCAGTAGTTACTGCAAGCACACTATCTGTTGGTGGGTTAGCTAGTTTAAACGGTGGTATTGAAGTTGATACCAATAAGTTCACTGTCGCTGATAGCACAGGTAATACAGCAATTGCTGGTACATTATCAGTAACAGGCGCAACTACTATTTCATCATTGGATGCATCTGGCGTAGGTGATTTTGCAGATACATTAACATTAAGCAAAGCAACAGGAACAGGACTTTCTGTTACTGCTGATGCAACAGTTGGTGGTACACTCGCTGTTACTGGTCATACTGATGTTAGTTCACTGACATCAACAGGGAATGTTATTGTAGGTGGAAACTTAACCGTTTCTGGCACAACAACAACAGTTAACTCAACAGTAGTTGAAGTAGCTGATCCAATTATGACATTAGGTACTAATGGGTCAGATGATAACTTAGATCGCGGTCTAAAATTAAAATGGCATAACGGAACAGATGCAAAAGAAGCCTTTATGGGTTATGATGATAGTGCTTCTGAATTTGTAGTGATTGCTGATGCAACTGATACTTCGTCTGTTATGACTGGAAGTTTAAGTGGGATGGCAGTTGGAAGTTTACGTGTTACTGATTTAACAGATAATCGCGTATTAATTGCTGGTGCAAGTGGTGAAGTAGAAGATAGTGGAAACTTAACATTTAATGGGTCTACGTTGGCTATTTCTGGAGCAACTACGGTTTCAACTACATTAACTGTTTCCGGTGATGCGTCATTAAGTCAAGCACTTAGTGTTGCGGGTAATACCACACTAAATGGCAATGTTACATTAGGCAATGCAGGTGTTGATACGGTTACTGTAACAGGTGCTTCGACATTTGGGCAGAGTGCCACATTCAATGGTGGATTAACTGTTGCGAATGGTCAAACTATTAGTGCAGGATCAAATAAAGTTTCAAATGTAACAGATCCAACATCAGCACAAGATGCTGCTACCAAAGCATATGTAGATTTATTATCTTCTACGGGTTGGACATTATCTGATGGTTCTTCTTCACAGACAATCTCTAGTGGAGACACAATGGTTGTGAGTGGAACAGCAAATGAAGTAACTACTGCGGTTAGTGCTACTGATACGTTAACAATTGGATTACCAGATGATGTTACTATCGGTGATGCACTAACAGTTACAGGTGCATCTACGGTTGGTGGTACATTGGGTGTTACGGGTGTTACCACAATAAGTGGTCTCCTTAATGCAAATGCTGGTATTGCAGTTGACAGCAATAAGTTCACGGTCGCTGATGCTACCGGTAATACAGCAATTGCTGGTACGTTAGCTGTTACTGGCGCAACTACAGCTTCAACTATTACAGCATCTGGATTAGCTACATTTAATGGTGCAATCGATGCAAATAGTACAGCTGATATCAGTGATACATTAACATTAAGTAAAGCATCGGGTAACGGATTAGTAGTTACTGCTGGAGCTACCGTTGGTGGGAATGTTGAATTTAGTAGCAATGCTACTGTTTCAGGTACATTAAGTGCAGGAAATACTACCTTAGCAAGTGCTAAAGTTAGTGATTTATCTAGTGGACGTGTTGTATTAGCTGGAACAGCAGGTGAATTAGAAGATAGCGGAAACTTAACATTTAATGGTTCATTGTTGCTAGTTGATGGTATTGTTACTAGTACTGGTAATATGAATGTCGGTGCGGACTTGGATGTTACAGGTAACGCAGTTATCGATGGTACATTAAGTGCAGGTGTTTCTACATTAGTAAGTGCTATTATCACAGGCAATGCTTCTGCGAGTACATTAGATGTCACTGGTGCTACTGGTATTGATGGTGACTTTGATGTTAGTACTAATAAGTTCACTGTTGATAGTGCGACTGGTAATACAGCAGTCTATGGTACATTAAGTGCTGGTGCCACAACAGCTACAACAATCACTGCAAGTGGTCTATTAGCTGCTAATGGTGGTATTGAGGTTGATGGTACTGCATTTACGGTAGCTGATACTTCAGGTAATGTACATACAGATGGTACCTTAGAAGTCGATGGACACACAGATGTTAGTACATTGACAGCAAGTGGTGATACTATTATTAGTGGTAACTTAACTGTTAATGGTACTACAACTACTGTAAACTCAACTACGGTTGAAGTAGTTGACCCAATCATGACAGTTGGGGCGAATGGTTCTGACGATAATAAAGATCGTGGTATCGTGTATAAATGGCATAATGGCACTGATGCTAAACTTGGATTCTTCGGTTATGATGATAGTGCTTCTGAAATGGTATTCATCTCAGATGCAACTAATACAGCAGAAGTAATTACTGGTGCATTGGGTACTATGGCAATGGGTGGGATTCGTAATACAGGTGATGCTACGATAGGTGGCACACTAGGTGTAACTGGTGTTTCAACGTTGGCAAGTGCTTCGGTTACAGGCAATACTACAGTAGGTGGTACATTGGGTGTAACTGGTGCTACTACAATGTCTACTGCTTCAACAAGTGGGTTAGCTACATTGAATAGTGCTAGTGTCACAACTACTGCTACGATTGGTGGTTCATTGGCTGCAAATGGTGGTATTACAGTTGATACTGATAAGTTTATCGTTGCTGATGCTACAGGTAATACAACTATTGCTGGTACATTAAGTGTTACTGATGCTACTGTATTATCTAGTACATTGAGTGCTGGCGAAACAACATTATCAAGTGCTACAGTTAGTGATCTGACAAGTGGACGTGTTATATTGGCAGGTGCTGGTGGTGCTATCGAAGATAGTGGAAACTTAACATTTAATGGTTCTGTGTTAGCGGTTACTGGAAATGAGACCGTATCAGGTACATTAGCGGTTACAAGTACATTGACTTCGGGTGCAGCTACATTATCAAGTGCTAAAATTAGTGATTTAACCAACAACCGTGTAGTTATTGCCGGTGCTGCTGGTGAAATTGAAGATGATGGAAACTTCACATTTGATGGAACAACATTAACTGTCGGTGCTACTACTATCACCCAATCAAGTGGTAACACTTCGGTCGGTGGTACACTAGGGGTATCTGGGGCAACTACATTATCTAGTACACTAAATGCTGGTGCTTCAACATTAGCAAGTGCAACTATTACTGGTGCTGCAACAATTGGAACTACATTAGCAGTTTCTGGTGCTGCTGGTATTGATGGTGACTTCGATGTTAACACATCTAAGTTTACAGTAGCAAGTGCAAGTGGTAATACAGCAATTGCTGGTACATTAGCTGTTACTAGTGCAACTACATTAACTGGTGCATTAAATGCAAACGGAACCAACACATTAGATAACGCTACTGTTACTAACAATGCAACGGTTGGTGGTACATTGGGTGTTACTGGCATTACTACTATCAGTGCGTTATTAAACGCAAATGGTGGCATTAATGCAGATAGTGGTGCATTCACAGTTGCTAATACATCGGGTAATATTCACACAAGTGGAACATTAGATGTTGATGGTGCAACTACATTAGATGGTAATGTTACTATTAATGAAGCTGGTGCTGATGTCGATGTTCGTATTGAAGGTGACACTGATGCTAACTTATTAGTTACTGATGGTGGCACGGATACCGTATTGATCGGAACAGCTACCCCAGTTACTGGTGCTAAATTAGTAGTTGGATCAACTGATTCAATGTTATTACCACGAGGTACATCTGCACAGCGTCCAGGCACACCGTCTGTTGGTATGTTTAGATTTAATACTAACACAACTAACCCAGAGTATTGGGAAGGTAGTAAGTGGACGCAAATGTCTACAGAGTTTACGGCAATTGCTACAGAATCATTCACTGGTGATGGATCAACTACTGCATTTACATTAGGAAGTTCACAAACTACTGCATCATGTATCGTTAATATTAATGGTGTTATTCAGAAACCAATCACTGCATATGCGGTAGTTGGCACGACATTAACATTCACAGAAGCACCGTCTTCTGCTGATTCGATTGAAGTACGTGAGTTAACTACAACTGAAACTATTATTGGAATTTCAAATAGTGCTGGATCAGCAACAGTTGAAACTAATGACTCAGATACTAATATAACTGTTACGGCAAGTACTGCTAATTTCACTGGAAACATTGTCGCTGCTGGTAATATTACAGCAAATGGTAATTTAGTATTCGGTGATGCAAATACAGATTCAGTAACATTTAATGCTGATATCGGTTCTAATGTGATTCCAGATGGCAATGCTACACGTAACTTAGGTTCGTCTGCTAGCCGTTGGAATGAAATTCATGCTGGTACTATTGATGTTAGTAATCTAAGTGCTGGTTCAGGATCATCTATTATAGTTGATACTGATCTTATACCAGATACTGATAATGTTAGATCATTGGGTAGTGCAACTAAGATGTGGAAAGATGTGTATATTGGTCCAGGATCATTGTATGTAAATGGACAGAAAGTAATTGAAGATAATTCAGGTACTATCGTATTCAGTGCGGATGAGAATCAGAACTTAGACATCCAAACTTCTGGGTCGGGTGACATTGGTTTATCACCAGCATCTGGTGGTACTATTGAGATAAATGGCACAATGCAACTGATGGCAGGTAAGAATATGACATCAAGTGATGGCAATGCTATTCATAATGTGGCTGGCTTCCATATGGAAGGCGAAAAGATTACTAATCTTGCTACACCAACAGTGTCTACCGATGCAACTAACAAGGCGTATGTTGATTCAGCAGACACTACCGGCAATGCTGGCACTGCAACTACATTAGCAACAAGTCGCACAATTGCAATGACCGGTGATGGAACATGGAATTCAGGATCATTTAATGGTTCTGCAAATGTTACATCCGCAATGACATTAGCAGCTAGTGGTGTTACCGCTGCTTCTTATGGTAGTGCAACTGCAATTCCTGTAATTACATTTGATGCTAAGGGTCGTGCTACATCAGCTAGTACCATCGCAGTTAGTTCTGATATGGGAATGGCAGGTGATACTGGAACAGGCACAATTACGGTTGGAACTGATACATTTACTATTGCTGGTGGAACTGGATTGAGTTCTAGTGTTTCAGGTGATACATTAACGGTTGCAATGGATAATACAGCAGTTTCAGCCGGTAGTTATGGTTCAGCTTCATTGGTTCCAGTAATTACAGTTGATGCACAGGGTCGCATAACAAGTGCTAGCACTACATCTGTTGCAGGTGTGAGTAGCACAGGGTTTAATAGTTCAAGTGGTGTATACACCATTAGTACAGCAGATGGTGGTTCACATACTACTGATTTAGGTGTTGGTAGTGCTGATAGCCCTACATTTACTAACTTAACATTGAGTGGAAACTTAACTGTTAATGGTACAACTACTACTATTGATAGCACTAACTTAGCTATTTCTGATGCTATTATTCAGTGTGCTTCTGGTAACACTGGTGCGTCTGCTACATACATTGGTATTCAAGCAGAACGTGGTGGCACAGATGCATATATGGTATGGGAAGAAAGTTCGGATCGTTGGAGAGCGGCAACGTCAGCCAATGGTACATCTTATTCTGATGCTAGTATGCAAGCTAGTTCATTGTTCCTAAGTGATGCAATTACTAATTCAGCACAAGCAGCTACAAAGGCTTATGTTGATAGTGCTACATCAGCAGGTGCAATAACATTAGGTACTGATACCACTGGAAGTTATGTTGAAAGTTTGGTTGCTGGTACTGGTATTGGAATCACTAATAATAGTGGTGAAGGTGCTACCCCAACTATTACAATTACGCAAGATTCAACATTAACATTTACCGGTGATGCTACTGGGTCGGGTACAATGACTAACTTAGGCAATGTAAGTGTTGCATTAACGGTTGCTGATGATTCGCATAATCATGTCACTGGAAACATTGATGGGTTGGCTGAATATATTTCAGATACGGCTGGTGCTATGTGGTCTAGTAATAGTGAAAGTGGTGTATCAGTGACTTATCAAGATGCTGATAATACAATGGATATTAATGTAAATGATCCAACAATCACGGTAACAGGAGCAGTAACGGGTTCTGCTACAATGACTAATTTAGGAAATGTTAGTATTGCTACTACAGCTACAGCAGATCCAACATTAACATTGAGTGGTGATGCAAGTGGTTCCGCAACTTTCACTAACTTAGGTAATGCTACATTAAGTGTTGTGGTCGCTGATGATTCGCATAATCATGTCACTGGAAACATTGATGGGTTGGCTGAATATATTTCAGATACGGCTGGTGCTATGTGGTCTAGTAATAGTGAAAGTGGTGTATCAGTGACTTATCAAGATGCTGATAATACAATGGATATTAATGTAAATGATCCAGTAATTGCGTTGAGTGGTGATGTAACTGGTTCTGCTACTATGTCTAACTTGGGCAATGTTACTATTAGTGCAGTTGTTGCAGATGATTCACACAATCATGTTATTAGTAATGTTGATGGACTACAAACGGCTTTAGATGCTAAAACTACTCCGGGATATGTAGATACACAGATTACTAACTTAATCGGTGGTGCACCCGGTGCATTGAATACTCTCAATGAATTAGCAGCTGCTATTGGCGATGATTCTAGTTATGCGAGTTCGGTAACAACTTCGTTAAGTAGTAAAACTGCTAAGACATCGAACCAGTCATTAAGTACTGCGGCAAATGCGATGACTATTAGTGGACATACTATCACATTAAACCGTGGTGATGGAACTACTGATACTGTTACTGTACCTGATAACAACACTACTTACAGTGTTGGTGATGGTGGTTTAACACAGAAAAACTTTACTTCTACACTTAAAAATAAGTTAGATGGTATTGAAGCAAGTGCTGATGTTACAGATACCGCAAATGTTGTGGCTTCGTTAACAGCAGGGTCTAATGTTGCTATCTCTGCTGGCGGTACTATTAGTTCTACAGATACTAATACTACTTATTCAGTAGGCGATGGTGGACTAACGCAAGTTAACTTTACTACAGCTGATAACACTAAACTAGATGGTATAGCTACTTCAGCTAATAACTATTCTTTACCTGTATCAGCTCCTACCGTTTTAGGCGGAGTTAAAGAAG